TAAAATAAATAATAATAATGTTTTCATTAGAAAAACCTATATTTTGGTATTAATTGGAATCCTGGACAATCCTTGGCTTGTTTGATTGTGTAAGTAGTGCCACCAGGAAACTCAAGTAATATGTCACTAATTGCTTGCTGTAGTAGTGGCTGGTACTCATGCGGCACACAGTAGACATATGTTAACTTTTCAGAGTGGTTATATATATACACCACTATATCAAGCTCAGAAACTACCCTTGGTGATGGTTCTAAATCTTTTTTAGGCTTGAATTTGAATTGATGGTGTCGTGCTAAATCTAAATCAGTTAAATTCATTTTTAATTCTCCTTTTCAGTAGCTAGAGTAATTTCTAATCGTTTGTCCTTCTTAATTGGGAGTATTGTTTCAATATAGATTTCATCAAGATCGTAATTTTCAAGATTGTAAAAAATCACATCTAAATTGCCGTTCAACTTTTTAATTACTTTCAGTTTTTCAATTAACTTATTTAATTTCATTTTAAAACTCCTTTTATTTAATTAGTTCTATTTTATCAATCTTTAATAATTGTTGTTCAGATTCCTCTAAGTCTTGTATATCTTCATCAGTTAAGCTAAAAGGACTATGAGAAACAGTAAATGCTACCCTTCTATTAATTTCATTATAATAATAGTCCTCAGCATCACAGAAACTATCAAAAATAATAGTTTCTGGGTTGTTATCAAGGCTATCTATAGCCATAGTTAGTCTATATTGTGTAGTCATTTTAAAGCTCCTCAGCGTGTTGAATAACTTCTTTTTTGGTACATCTCTCTATTTTAATAAGTTTAATTGCATGGCAACCTTTAAAAAATGTTTCAGCTAATCCTTTTCTAATTTCAAATTCGCTTTGCCTTCCATATCCATATTGAAAAGGCAATTTTAATATTATGTTGCCTGATAAATCCTCAACGACAGAGGAAAAGTAACTATTTCCATTTATTTTATCTCTCCATTCTTTTGTTATTGCTATGTATTTATAACTCATTTTAAAGCTCCTTATTAGTTATTTAAAGATATTTTTTCTCAATTAAGAGGATAATGTTAGCCATGAAATTGAAATAATTATTTAAAACTCTATCTCTTAAGTTATCGCTGGATTCTGGGTTTATACTGCCCATTTCAACGGCAAGATCAATAATTTCGTCATTCCAATAAGGAATATTCAAAGCAAGACCTTGCAACCATTCAGTAATTGCTTTTTGTTTGCCGACTCTCTCAGCCAACCAGCCATATTCAGAATTAAATCTATTAAGAATATAACTGGCTTTTTCGCTGTCGCTTGTTAATAGTTTTTCATCACAATCGAATTCAACGCAACTTAAAATAAAGTTTATGTAATTTTGCTTGTAAACGCTAGGTTTTAGTTTCATTTTAAAGCTCCTTTTAATTAATATAATAATAATACACGTTAATTTTAATATGTCAAATTATTTTTTAATTGTATAGTCACCATAGCTTTCAGCGGTCATTACCCTATCCATCACATTTTGATCAGAAAAAGCTGTAGCAATAAAACTATTCAAACTTTTATTAACATTATCTTTATAATTAAAAACTCTAGGCAATAAATACAAATATTTTTTATTGTCTTCGTCTTCTAAAATAACCACTAAATCTTTTTTTGATTCAGCCTCAACAGTTTTAAAATTACCATTCATTTTCACAGTTTCTTGGTGATACAAAGCAATATCTATACTTAACATAATAAATCCTCTCTTAATTAATATAATAATATTGTAATACAATTAATTTTAATATGTCAAACTATTTAATTAAAATTCTCTAGTTACCTCAAAAACACTATCAACTCTTTTTCTACTATTAGGCTTAACCCAATCCTGTAATGATCCGTCAATGTAAGTTGATACATGACCATTAGTCATAATTAAAAATATACCCTTACTGGGTAAATCTCTGACAACTTGGTTAACAGTTTTACTAAAATGAGCTTTCTTAAAACGTGAAACAACACAATTTAAACTTTCTATAACTGTTAAATATTGGTCGAGAAATAAACCTCTTTTATGTTTTCTGTTGACCAGCTCTTTAGTCTTGCCGTAAGCCATACCAAAAGAAACCTTACAACTAATAGCAATAGCCACAAGCGTACAAAAATTAGTATCTTTATAATGCTTATGCCCTACCTTTTTTAGTTGTTCGTAAGTGTACTGTCTTCTTTTCATTATTGCCCTTTGAAATTTTTATTACTCATTGAATTACTTTGACTAAAGTAATTTAATGAATAATAACATTTTGTATAATTATGTAAAACTGTAGTATTGCATATCGCAAACGCCTACGAATAACTATACAAGTTATTATTCAATATGGTTAGGAATCTATCATTGTTTAGTTTTGTTTAGCTCACGTTGTTACTCATAGGCTCTTAAACAGTTTTAAACGACTCAAGGCTAACTATATTAATCAGTTGTTAGTCTTGGTTCTATCTTTTCAGAGAGCCTATATATGTGAGCCATCTAATAGAACTGGTAATTTACAAACTAACAACCTTACCAACTATATTACAGGAATCGACCAACAAAGCAAGTATTAATATACTAATTATCATTAAATAATAGTAATGATATTAATTAATATTACCTAATGATAATCATTAGTAAATCATTGTTATACAATACTAAAGTATGATTAACTGTATTGCATTGTATTGGTGCATAATGGTGCTATGTGGTGCATAACAGACACACGCACCAACATAGTACACAACGCACCAATGTAGTGCATACTACCTAAGCTGGCATGATTATTGCTTGCAAGCAGCATTTGTGCCACTATTGAATAACCCTGGTAACATTGTGGCACAGTTCTTGCATGACAAACTTGGCACGATTATTGCATACTGATACTAAAGTATGGGGGGGGTGGGGTAGTGCTGTGCTGTATAATTATGCTGAACCCACACAATCACTAAAAAAGTCAAAATAGGACTTGACAAATCACTAAAAATATGCTATAATCTCTACATTGTATAAAGGGGTATATAGACAATAAAGACTCAGCACAGAAGTATAACGAACACTCTTGCTCTTAACTTAGACCAATGCGGTCAAGTGGGATTGAGAGCGTCTCTTGGGATTGAGAGTGATTATCACTTATAGTTACCATTTAGAACCCTTCAGAACACTTTAGATTAATAAAATCAATATTGATCTATATTAACAATATAGGCAAATCAATGACAATAAACAACAAAGACTCAACACAGAGCTATGATGAACACTCAAAGAATGTTGTATCAGGAGTAACTTCTCTCTCTCCTTCCTCAACTGAGCCTGAGAAGAGGATTAGAACATATGCAAACAAAGCTAAACAACTAACACCTGTAGGCTCTAAACAGAAACGTAAACGAGGTAGGCCCTCTAAGAAAGAGATGGAGTATGTAGCTCTTAAGACAAAGAGAAAGAAAAGCCCTTTAGTATCTAAGAGAGAAGAAACAGCCAAGATCAGAGAACTGATGGCTAGAATGTTGATTACTAATGGTGATAGGGTTCTAAAGAAAACTATAGACATAGCTATGCAAGATGAACACCCTCATCAGATGGCAGCACTAAAGCTACTGATGGATAGAGCATTACCTGTATCTATATTTGAAAAGGATAAACAACTTAATAAAGGTGTAACAATTAACATATCTAATGTAGCAACAGAACCCCAACAAGTCACTATAGACTCTGTAGACTCTATAGAAACAGTAGAACAATAATGGAATTAGATATTGAGTTGTTAAAGTGGCAACAGAGTGTGTGGAATGACTCTACAAGGTTTAAGGTAGTAGCTGCTGGTAGAAGAACTGGTAAGTCCAGACTAGCTGCGTATATGCTGATAGTTAATGCTTTACAGACTGAGAAGGGTCATGTGTGGTATATAGCCAACACTCAGGGGCAGGCAAGAGATGTTATGTGGTCTACCTTGCTAGAGATAGCACACCCTGTAATAGAATCCTCTCATATTAACAACTTACAGATTAAATTAATTAATGGTACTAAGATATCTCTAAAGGGTGCTGATAGACCAGAAACAATGCGAGGAGTGTCACTTAAGTTTGTAGTATTAGACGAGTACGGCTCTATGAAGTCTGAAGTATGGGAAACTATTATCAGACCAGCTTTAGCTGACCAGAAAGGCTCTGCATTGTTTATAGGTACTCCTTTTGGTCGTAATCACTTCTATGACCTGTATAACTACGCTAACTCTGATAAAGATGAAGAGTTTAAAGCATGGCACTACAGTTCATTTGATAATGAGTTACTAGACCCTAAAGAGATAGAAGCAGCTAGAAAGTCTATGTCTAGCTTTGCATTTAGACAAGAGTTTATGGCTTCGTTTGAAGCAGCTAGTGGTGGTATATTTAAAGAAGAATGGATTAAGTTTGATAGAGATGAGCCTAAAGATGGCAGATACTTTATTGCTGTAGACTTAGCTGGTTTTGCTGATGTAGTTCATGCTAACACAGCTAGAAAGAAAAGACTAGACCAAACAGCTATAGCGGTTGTTAAAGTAGACCAGAATAAATGGTGGGTTAAGTCTATTGAACATGGTAGATGGGGAACAAAAGAAACAGCACAAAAGATATTTCAAGCTGTATCAGACTATGAGCCAATATGTGTAGGTATTGAGAAAGGCTCATTAAAGAACGCTGTGTTGCCTTACATATCAGATTTGATGAGAAAGTACAATAGATACTTTCGTATAGATGATGTTACTCATGGTAACAAGAAAAAGATTGATAGGATTACATGGGCTTTACAGGGTAGGTTAGAACATG